TTAGATCGCGGCCCATACAGTCCTAGAGCGCATCCAATTGGTGGCTTTGGCAGAAGTAGAAGTTTTGAAGAATATAAAGAAACAGACGCAGCTAATAGGGCGTGGGAGCGCACGATGCAAGATGCATCCCGAAAGCCATCTATAGATCAAATTACGTTTGACGAAGGTGGTAGATTAAGATCACGCTTTGCGCGGTTTGATCCAGAGTTTTCACATTTGAAGAACCTTTCAGCAGCAAATGCATCACCGCTTGTTGGACTTCTTACGCAAGGTCTGTCAGAAAAGCAGGCAAACAAGATAGAGGATTATCTCTATAGAACAGGATTGTTACAGTAATGGCTATAACAACATACTCAGAGCTAAAAACAGCAATAGCGAACTGGCTGGATCGGGATGATCTAACGTCAGTCATACCTGATTTCATTACCATTGCGGAAAAGCAGATGGAGCGCGAGATACGTCACTACAAGATGATTGAGCGTTCATCGGGTGCATTGGATAGCCAATACAGCGCAGTGCCTGCTGATTGGTTGGAGACAGTGCGGTTCAGCATCACGACAGGTGACACGTTTAAGCTGGAAATGACCACGTTGAACGACATGATGACACGGCGTGAAAGCAACCAGAACACGCAAGGTCGCCCACAGTTTTATGCGCACATTGGCGAGACATTTGAGCTATTCCCAACGCCAGATCAGACATACACAATGGAACTGATCTACTACCAAGACATTCCCAAGCTATCAGCAAGCCAAACAACCAACTGGCTACTGACAGATGCGCCAGATGCATACTTGTACGGATCACTGATGCAAGCAGCGCCATATCTTGGTGAGGATGAGCGTGTAGGCATATGGTCAAGCCTCTATGCAAAAGCAGTTGCAGACATCAACCGTGTAAGCCTGAAAACAAGCCAATCAAGTAGCGGCATGAGAATACAGGTCAACACTTACTAAACGCTGCAAAATAGTGTATAACGAGATCAGATATATCTAGGAGATCAACATGAGTTTCTCAGACTACTTGGAAACAAAGGTGCTAGACCACGTTTTTGCTGGCACTTCATATACAGCACCATCTACGCTGTATGTTGCGCTGTTTACGGCTGCACCATCAGATAGCGGCGGCGGTACAGAAGTATCAGGCGGCGGATACGCGCGTCAGACAATCGCGTTCACAACGTCAGGCGATACAACGTCCAACAACGCGGCGGTGGAGTTCCCGACAGCTACGGCGAACTACGGCACGGTCACGCATGTGGGCATTTACGATGCATCATCTGCTGGCAACCTGATGGCTTGGGCTGCACTGACATCATCCAAGACGATTGAAACAGGTGACGTGTTCCGCATACCAAGCGGCGATTTGGACATAACGCTCAACTAGGGGCTAACGCATGGCCTACGGTCAGGGTTTATATAGTACATGGTTTTACGGGGTAGATGGCTCATACATTGATGCGTCTGCCTCTATTTCTGCGTCTAGTACAACCACGGCTGCGGCACAGGTTACACTGGTTGGCGATGCGGCACTTACAGCCACAAGCGCGACATCTGTTAGCTATCTGCGCGTTGTTGAGCGAAGCGTACCGATTAACGTACTCGCGGAGATGGTGCCGATTGGCGCGATCAATGCAGCGGGTTCTGCGGTTGTTACTCCATCGCTTACGGTCACAGGTGGCGCGATCCGCGTTGCGCAGTCCAGCGTTCAGGTAAACCCAGCACTAACGATTGCGGATATTACAGAGCGTGTGCGTGAGGCTGCATCGGTTGTTGCGGCAGAGGTTACGTTCGCGGCATCTGCAAACTTCACGGCGGCTGGTGCAAGCGCGATTGACGTGGCGGCAACGGTCACTGCGACATGTAATCGGGTTCAGAGCAGCGGCGGCAGTACATCTGCAATTGCGTTGTTTGCGGCATCTGCGCGTGAGAAATGGGAGCTTGTGGCAGACCCAACAGACACTTGGACACCACTGGCTGATGACAGCGTAACTTGGACAGAGTTGCCAGTAAGAGCGGCATAAGGAAAGAAACATGGTTACTACGACAACAACATACAGTTTCAAAAAACCTACAGTCGGGCAAGATGAAGATGTCTGGGGCGGCTATCTGAATGACAGCATGGACTTGATTGACGATGTTCTTGACGGAACAACGCCTGTCACTGGCATTGATATTAACTCTGGCACCATTGATAACGCGGTTATTGGCGGGACTACGGCTGTTGCTGGTACGTTCTCAACTCTTACCGCAAATACGTCTCTGAGCGTTACAGGCAACATCATTGTGTCTGGCACTGTTGATGGACGTGACGTTGCATCTGATGGCTCCAAATTAGATGGCATTGAAAGCGGTGCGACAGCGGATCAGACTGCAAGCGAAATACTGACAGCGATTAAAACAGTAGACGGTTCTGGCTCTGGCCTAGATGCTGACCTATGGGATGGCAACCAGTTTAGCAGTTATCTGAACCAAGCTGTTTTAACTTCATCCACCCCAACCTTTAATAACCTGAATGTTGCTGGTTACATTGCTCATGTAAGTGATGGCGACACTTATATGAACTTTGGTACAGATACTATTAGTTTGTATTCAGGTGGGTCAAACAGACTTATTGTAGATAACTCAGGTGTACGCCTAGGCGACACAGGCAACGGCTACTTCCAACCTGTCTCTGGCAACTATGGCTCTGTGCAGATTGATGGCGGTGGGCATGGTGGCTGGGAAGGCTACAGTATTGGTGGTCGTGCCGTGTTTCTGCATAACAATACTGCCAGTATGGGTTTGTTTGATGATGTTAATGATCATTGGGCATTAAGTCACACATTTAATGGTACAACTCAGCTTTATTATGATGGCAGCCCTAAGCTAGATACAACTAGCAGTGGTGTTTCTATTAACGGTAGTTTGTTCACTGATGGCTCTAATAAAGAAGATTATGATGCACTGTCAGGTACAACACCAACCTGCAACACAGCAAATGCAGGTGCATTTAGCCTTACAATGACAGGCAACACTACCTTTACGTTTTCTGCTACAGATGCGGCTTCTGGTTGGTCACAAGGCTTTATTCTAGAGTTGACAGGCAACGGCTCAACAGTCACATGGCCTACATCTGTTGATTGGGCTGGCGGCACTGCGCCTGATGCACCCGCAAGTGGTGAAACGGACATTTACGTTTTCTGGACACGCGATGGCGGAACAACATGGTACGGCGTTCAATCCATAGACGCGGCGGCATAAAATGAGTAAGATGCCGATAAGCAAAGGAATTTGACATGGCAAGCACTTGGACAACCAACAATGCGATAGAAAAGATCGCGGACGGTGAAAAGACGGACACATGGGGTCAGATCACAAACCGCAACTTTGACATCGTAGATCGCGCCATCAACGGGGTTGGCACTATTGACTTGTCTAGCTCAGGCGCGGCGCACACTCTAAGCACAACAGACGGATCGGCAGGCGATGCCCTAACGGATGGTATGTACAAGGTGCTGGTGCTTTCTGGTGCCACACAGGCCTGCACAATCACGATAAGCCCGAATGACGCACAGAAGCTGTACTTTGTGGTGAATAGCTCAGGATATGACTGCACGTTCTCACAAGGCACTGGCGGGAATATCACGGTGGGGAACAACGCAACCAAAATCCTCTACGCAGATGGCGCAGGAGCGGGTGCAGCGGTCAACGAAATTGCGGATGACTTGGCGATCCTGAACGTCACAATTCTTGGCCTTACGGAAGCAAGCAAAGTTGTAACTGCGGACGCAAACGGCGTTGTTAGCTTTGACAACGGGATCATTGAGGAAAGCACTGCAATTACATCGGCAAGCAATGCTGCGACACTTAATTTGCAAGATGGCACAAACTTCACGCACACGCTCACTGAGGATGTAACTTATACGTTCAGCAACCCAGCGGCATCGGGTCGTGTTTCTGCATTTACGCTTAAAGTCACACAGGACAGCACTGCGCGGACAATCACATGGCCTACTGTTGAGTGGCCTAGTGCAACTGCACCTACGCTTTCAACGACAAGCGGTGCGGTGGATGTGTTTGTATTTGTAACTTATGACGGTGGGACAACTTACTACGGTTTTACTGCTGGTCAGGCAATGGGGTAACTTCATATGGTCAATTGGAAACGCACAATGATGGCCGCTGCATCTAGTGGCTCAGAGGACGGATGGCTTACTCGTATTGGTGACGGTACAAAGGATTTCACATACAACAACTATTTTAGAAGTTTCGGTGTAGAATACGAGATTGCTGACGTACAGAACCCTATTGCGATATACTACGACGAAACAAATGAAAAGATTTGGTTGCAGTCAAAAACGCGGCAATTTTCTGACAACAATGCATCACCTTCTGGTCAAGCTATGGATGCGTTGTGGCGTTTTAATGATGATGGTACATGGGACAATTACTCTCAGCAGTGGCAGTACAACGGAGCAGGGGTAAGAGGCGAAGGGTTTTCTATTCACCCGATTTCGTCAAACCGCATGATGCTAAACAGGGATAAAGGCGCAAACTGGAATTACATCAATCCAACAAACTCAGCGTTTGAGGGAACTGAGGTATATGCAAGCAACTTTGGCGGCGGTCAAGTTTCTAAGGCGTCTCCTGTCAAAATGGGAAATTCGCATTTTGGTATAGCAAGGTTTGATAACAACACTGGCGGCGCGATTTTACAGTACAACAACAGTAATTTGCTGCAAACGGGCCAGAGAAGAAAAACTGCTGCCTCAGATTACACAAATGGTCATAGGCCAGACGGTGGGGCTTGCTGTATGGCTGGCACAAGTTCCACAAACTGGTTTTTCTTAGCTAACAAAAGTGTCAGTAGTACGTACATTAGCACAGGAATTGTGAAATGCAGCGGGGTAGTCCCGCAAAGCGCGGGTTACATTCCTACAAGCTATTGGACGGGCATAAGTCGTGGCGCTGGCCGCAATTATTCTATTGCGTGTGACAGTAGTGGGAACGTGTATCAGTACCTTAGAGGGACAGATAGTTACAATTATATTGTAAAGTACAACAGTAGCCTTGTTCCTCAAAAAATTGTTAGCTGGTACGATACGAGCGACACCGATCAATATAGTTATTATTCGTCCTTTCTTACGGGAAATGACGGTAACTTCTACCTATACGGGTTTAGAAACGGGTATTGGAAATATCTGCAAATAGACCAAGGTTTAAACTCTATCGGTGCCTACCAACGCGGCTTCTACAGACCGCAAGGATCAAGCACTAGCGTCAATGCGATAGGCGGTGGAGACAGTAGGGCGTTTATAGATAGTAGAAATAACATATACGCAAGTGGTCGTGCGCGATTTGATAATATTTCTTTCGGGGGTCAATCTGCGACGGGGTGGCATTCAACTTTGTATAAAATACCAGTTGGCGGGCTTGCTGCTGGTACGCATGATTTGTCGGGTGGTTCAAGCTATTTCTCAAGCGCAGACATTGTTATCACAGCTTATAGCAGTCCAACGCTTTCTACACACACAAACCCAACATTGACCAGCTTCACTTACAATACCAACTCAGAAAACACAGGCAACTATAACTATTATAACTTTGGCAACCTTGGAAACAGGCTTGCCAGCGTAAGTTTTGACAGACGCAACTATCCAATCGCTTAGGAGTAAAACTAATGTATGCGAAAATCTCAAATGGAGCAGTAGACCAATACCCTTACACGGTCGGCGATCTGCGCCGTGATAACCCAAACACATCTTTCCCTAAACGCCCTAGCGATGAAACACTGGCTTCTTGGGGAGTTTATTCCGTAACACAGCTTCCAGAACCCAATGACGATCCTGATGCTAACCACATAAACCCCAATGACATGCCCCATTTACAAGACGGTGCATGGGTTTTAGGGTGGACTGTAGTACCTAAAACAGCAGAGGAGATACAGGCCGCTACAGATAGTGAGGCAGACCGTAATAGGGAGATTAGAAATGCGCTTCTTGCAGAAACAGATTATCATGGACTTTCTGACGTAACGATGTCCTCAGAAATAACGACATATCGTCAGGCGTTGCGTGATATCACTTCACATGCAAATTGGCCATATCTTGATGCATCTGACTGGCCTGTTAAGCCATAGATGAAAAAACATAAAGTTTATTTTGCTAGAGTTAATGTAAACACTCCGACATCTTTGATAGCTAGTTTACCGTTAGAGCCTCTTGCAAAAGAGGTTAAAGACTTAATTGGTGGCACAAAGTGTGAATACGCAGCAAGATGTTATTCTGTAAAGGACGAAATTCGGAACAGCTTTGTCTACAAGGCTCCTGCCGACATGTCTATCATGTATGATGAACAGGGCTTCTTTGGGCTGGAGCCTGAAAGCATTGCAAGGCAGGGTGACTATTTTGTCCAAATAACAGATGTTCCTACGGACGATCCGATCCCAGCAACCGCGCTTTTGCAACTGTATACATCTTTTGGCCTGTTTTTCTTTTCTGAAACGCCTTTGGAAATGACAATACAAACGCCAAACTTTCATATGACTAAGGTAAAGCATATTCCACTTGTTGTTGGTGGCTTTAATATCGCAAAATGGTTTCGGCCTATTTTCCCGTCTTATGCAAACTATACATATGAAGATTTCCATATAAAGCGCGGTGATGCTTTGATGTACATTAAGTTTCATACAGACAAAGCTGTTGAGCTGGAAGAATTTGAAATGAACGCAACTTTGGAGCGTTATTCTAGGGCGGCACTAGATTACAAATTTATCAAGCAATGGGTGCCTTTAAAGCGTTTGTACGAAATGTTTTTGGCGAATAAAATGAATAAAAAAATAGCCGCAGAAATAAAACGGCAAAGAGGTTAATAATGTGGTTTAAGAAGGAAAAGCCAATCATTACGTTTGAGGGTGAGCAGGGGTTCATAGATTGTTTTGCACAACCCGCGCCTGCTAAAAATTTTATACCTGAATGGTATAAGAAAATGAAGAAGCGGCTCTCTGAGCATGAGTTTGTTCGTTTTAGTAATGAACTGGTGCAAAGAGAGCATACGATGAAGGCCTGTCCACCAGTGTTGGACTATTTAACTGGTGGGTACATCATTCCTATGCCGTTTGACTTGATGATTACAAATGAAAATGGGAGACAAGATTTTGCCTATAATGTTCCCGTGTCCTTAATTGGCGGTCATGGCGAGGCGCAAATAGCGGGTTCACCGTATTCTGGCAGTCAGGCAAATAAGCTGACTAACCCGTGGTTTATCACAACGCCAAAGGGTTATTCTTGCTACTTTTTTAAGCCTCATTATGCAGACACAATGGGCATAGATATACTTCCCGCTGTGGTAGATACAGACATGCAGCATGAGGTAAATTTTCCGTTTTTCTTTAGTGGTGAGGAAAACAAGGATTACTACATTCCGAAGGGGACACCTATGGTGCAAGTTTTGCCATTTAAGCGACAAGATTGGGAAATGGAATTAAAGAAACTAAGTGATCGGAGGGGGATTTATCAAAATTTAATAGCAAACACTTCTTTTAAGTCTTTGTATCAAGATCACTTCAAAGCAAAGAAGAATTACCGATAGCTGGTTTTTTATGTTTAAATACGGTATATTCCGCATGAAAGGATAAAAAATGCCTTTAGTTCCGCTAAACATCCCTAAGGGGCAATACGCAAACGGCACAGAGTATCAATCTCAGGGTCGCTGGCGTGACGTAAACCTAGTGCGCTGGCACGAGGATGCTTTGCGTCCTGTTGGCGGCTGGCGGCCACGCGCTGACAATACAAACACATCTGTTGATGTTGGCGGGATTGTGCGCGGCGTTCACGCTTGGGTAAACAACGACGGTGAGCGTTATGTCGCATTTGGCATGCACGACAGTCTCGTTGCTATGCTGGAAAGCTCCATCACAGATGACATCACCCCAGCGGCACTTACGACAGGGCGCGTAGATGCAACGGTAAACACTGGTTGGGGTGCGGGCGCATGGGGCTTGTTTGGTTGGGGCGTTGAGCGTCCAGACATCGGAAACATTCTGCCTGCTACTACATGGTCGCTGGATAACTGGGGCGAATACCTTATTGCATGTTCATCTGATGATGGCGTGATTTACGAGTGGGACTTAGCAACTGCAACTGCAACTGCGGTCACAAACGCACCGACAAGCTGCCTCGCAGCATTCGTCACTGAGGAACGTTTCCTTGTAGCACTTGGCGGTGCATCTAATCGCCTTGTGTCTTGGAGTGACCAAGAGGACAACACAACGTGGACAGCGGCTGCAACAAACCAAGCGGGTGATCTGGAGCTACAGACAAACGGTAAAATCTTGGCGGGCGTTCGCACACGCGGTCAGTCGCTAATCCTGACAGACCAAGATGCGCATACCATGACATACCAAGGCCCGCCATTTGTGTATGGCTTTGAGCGTGTCGGTACATCGTGCGGCATGATTTCTGCGGGTGCATATGCATCTGTGGACGCTGGCGTGATCTGGATGGGTCGCCGTGGCTTCTACATCTATTCTGGCGGTCAGGTGCAAGAAATACCTTGCGAGGTAGCGGATCATGTATTCACGAACCTAAACTATGACCAAGCATCCAAGGTGCAAGCGGTAGTTAACAGCCAGTGGAACGAAATATGGTGGCTATATCAGTCGCAAGATGCGTCAGAGTGCGACAAGTACGTTGCGTATGACTATGTGGAAAACATCTGGACGACAGGCGAGATTGATCGCACTGCGGGCGTAGATCGTGGCGTATTCCGCCGCCCATTCATGGTTAAGTCAGATGGCGTTGTGTATGAGCATGAGGTTGGCTTTGACTACGATGGTGCGACACCTTACGCGGAAACTGGCCCGATTGCGATTGGCACTGGCGAACGCCTGATGAAAGTCACCAACGTTATTCCTGATGAAAAGACGCAGGGCGATGTGGACTTGAAGTTTAAGGTGCGCAACTACCCGAATGCAGAGGAAACAGAAAAAGGCCCATTCTCTACAGCAAACCCAACATCTGTCCGCTTCCAAGGTCGTCAGGTTAGGATGCGTGTTGAGGGCGTAGAGGCGGCAGATTGGCGTGTAGGCATTATGCGACTAGATGCGCGGCAGGGTAGCAAACGATGAGCTTTTACGGCGCACCCCCAGTAGGCCCAGATTTCAAAGTATGGGCAGAGAAGTTTACCGCGTGGATTAACAAAACGCGGTCTTTTCTTACGCACAGACGGGATTACGACAGCGCGGCAGAGGATGGCGTTATTCTGTGGGATCGTGAAAACAAGTATCCCGTGGTATCCAAGGACGGCGCGTTTGTGCAGATCATCCTTGAAGATGGCCACGCCTCGTTTTACCGCACGACTGACGTAACGGCTGCTGCAATTAATACGGCGTACGCAATAACGTACGATGCGCCTACTGGGAATGTTGGCATTGATCGGGATGCGACTGATCCCAGCAAGATCGTGTTTAGCGAGGCTGGCGAGTTTCTTATCATGTTCTCAGCGCAGATTTCATCAACGTCATCCAGCACGGTCAAGTTTTACTTTTGGCCTCGCCTGAACGGCACGGACGCGCCAAACAATACGATTATCTATTCGCTACACCAGAATGATGCGACAGTGGTTGTTTCGCGCTCTGCAAAGTTTGATGTGAGTGTTGGCGATGAATTGCAAGTTATGTGGGCAGTGGATAGCACGTCAGGCTTTTTGGATGCGTCTGCGGCGACTGCGTTTAGCCCAGCGGCACCAGCGACAACGCTGCATATAACGAGGATGCACGGATGAACGAGATGTCTCACAACTATGTTCTAAGCAAAGAACTTGAAAGATGTCGCCCGTGGATTGAGGATGCGTTGGAATATTGTAATGGCACACATATCTTTGATGATATTGTTCATGGCATTGCGCAAGGACGTATGCAGCTATGGCCTGCACCAAAGGGGTGCATGGTGACGGAAATTGTGGTATATCCTAGAAAGAAGGTTTTAAACATCTTCTTAGCTGGTGGTAAATTGGATCAGTTGTTGGATATGGACAAGGACATGACAGAGTGGGCAAAAATGCAGGGCTGCACTGGCGGTACCATCTCAGGTCGTGTAGGATGGAAAAAAGTGTTAGAGCCAATGGGATGGCGTTTGGCGCACTCTCATTACGTTAAGGAGGCCGATTATGGCTAAAGGCGGAACATCAGAACAAAGAACAACTTTACCAAAGTTCCAAGAAACAGGAATTCAGCAGGGCATACGTCAAGCGGGTGACGTTGCGACATATATGGACACACCGATGCCATTGTATGGGCCGCAAGTAGCTGCGTTTTCTCCTATGGAGCAGGCATCTTTCCAAGGCACTGACATGATGGCTGGAGCCTTCAATATGCCTACAACTGGGGGTCAGCAGTACATGCCGCAGGCGCAAACGTATGAAGGTGGCATTCAGGGTTACTCAGCGCGTCCAATGGTTGACCAGATGATGTCACAGTTTGAAGCAGAGCGCCCAGCGCAAGCAGAATATCGTGCAAGTTTCGGACTTGACCCAATAACGGGTGAAGTTGGGTCACGGGCTTTAGAAAATCAACCTGTAGAGTTAGAGATGCAGGGCGGCGGCAGTCGCGGAAAGTAGGAGTAAGATCATGGCAGGCGGTGCAAACCCACAACAGATCGCAGCGGCAAGCCCGTATCAGCAAGCGGCAGGCGCTCAAGCTGGTGCGTTGGCGGGTACTCAAGCGGCTATGCAGTATCAACCTCAACAGGTTAAAGCAACAAGTTACGAAGCGTCCACAATGGCGCGTCCAGAGCAAGCTGCAACGCAAATGGGCGCATATACAAACCCATATGAAAGCCAAGTAGTTCAGCAAACATTGCGTGATATTGGTAGTCAGGCTCAAATGGGCCAGCAGAACCTAGCAGCGCAAGCGCGGGCGGCGAAAGCATTTGGCGGTGCGCGTCATGGTGTGGCTGAAGCAGAAGCAATGAAGGGCTACACGCAGCAAATGTCTGATGCGGCAGCACGGATGCGTCAGCAAGGCTTTAACACTGCGTTGGGTGCGGCACAGTTTGACGTTGGTCAGCAGCAAGCAGCGGCACTTGCAAACCAAGCAGCACTGAACCAAGCAGCGCAGTTTGGCGCACAACAAGGGATGACTGCACAGCAGCTTAATCAAGCAGCAGGCCTACAAGGTGCGCAGTTACGCATGAACGCAGCTAATCAGTTAAGTAATATAGGTCAGCGTTCATTTGGCTATGGAGAAGCAATTCAAGATCGTCAGATGGGGCAAGGTGCATTGCAGCGTCAGCAAATGCAGAACCTAATTAACCAAGGACAAGGCAGCTTTGGTCAGATGACAGGAGCGCCACAGGGATTGCAAACGTTCCTTAGTGGCGTTTATGGAGCGCCTAATATGGCGGGTGCAAACACTAGCTTCAGGCCGGGCCTGTTTAACTACTTGCAACTTGGCGCACAGATGATGCCTAGCTAAAGGTTTACTATGGCGAACCCTTTTCCACAGATACCCTTTCAAACGCAGTTAGATTTTCTGTGGTCTGAGCTACAGGGGCCAGAAAAGAAAACCTTAGAGGCGTTTCAGTCTGGTGGCTACATTACACCGCAAGACTATGCAGCAGCATTTGAAAAGATGTTTGAGCGCTCTGGTGGTTCTGCTTTGGATACGCGTAAGCAGTATGCGTTGGAAGTCTTCAAGGGAATGGAAGACCCACTGAACCCACAAGGTTTATCACAAAATGCTGCGATTGCTTATAACTACTTGCTGAACAAAGGGCTAAACGCACCGCAAGCAGCAGGTGTTGTTGGTAACCTCATGGCAGAAAGTTTTGGGTCACTTGATCCAGCAGCGTACAACCCAAGTGGCGGCGGTCAAGGTGCGCTGGGCATTGCGCAATGGCGTGGCCCTAGATTGAAAAGTCTGTTAGAATTTGCAGGCGTAAACGGAGAACAACCGATGGTACAATCAACATTTGGATCAGGCGTACCAACAGCAGGCACGATCTTTCCCCCGCAACAGCAAAAGAAGGGCTTGCAAGGTTTACTACAGCGTTTCATGCAACCCAATGAGACAACAGGTCTGACGGGTGCGGAGAACTTTGCGCAAGCATTAGATGCGTTGATCCTACCAGAAGCGCGTATGGGTGAACAAATTAGAGCGCGTGGTGCGCAACGTCTTGCGAGTGGATCACGAAATCAAACCATTGCGATGTTGCAAGCAAAAGCGCGAAGTGGTGACAGAATAGCAGCACAAGTATTAGCGGCCTTAGAGACAAAAGCGATTGATGCAAAAACAGCGATGGCAACATATTTGTCGGAAAGTCTAAAGCAGCCCATTTCAGCAAAAGACAAAACAAAAATGATTGCAGAGGCGCGTAAAGAGTTTACTGGTTTGCAGCGCGTTAAAGATTTTGACAAAGTTGCAAATGCTTATGGTCGTATCTCTGCAAGCGTTAAAGAGCCAAGCGCAGCGGGTGACTTGTCTTTGATCTTCAACTACATGAAAATGCTTGATCCTCAGTCTGTTGTCCGAGAGGGTGAATTTGCAGCGGCAGCGGCAGCGGGTGGTTATGGAGAACGTATAGCTGCGATGGTTCAAAAGCTAAAAGATGGTACATTGCTCACAGCAGCGCAACGTGCAGACTTTGTTGATCGTGCAAACAAACTGTATACAGAAGCAGAAAGCCTATACGACAACACGAGAAATCAATACATCACTTACGCAACCGAAGCAGGTTTTGATGAGGATGTTTTGCCAGATTTCAGGTATTCTGGTGAGTTGCTGAAAAAGCCAACAATCTTGCAAGTGCCACCGCGCCCAGCAGAGTTTGCAGGTGATGATGCTGCATGGGTCACTCAGTGGCAAACAGCTACAGAACAGTACCGTAAAGAATATTTGGAGGCATTAAATGGCTGATGAAAAGAAATTACGGGAACTGATAGCCCAAGCTAATCAAGGCGTTACGCCTGCTGGTGAGGTTCCGACAGAGAGATTTCGCACCGCAGCGCAGGGTTTAACGCTTGGCTTTGCTGATGAATTAGAGGCTTACACGCGGTCTATGGCGACAGGTCGCCCAGTAGAAGAAATACTTGAAGAAATCCGTAGTGGCGTAAAAGCATATCAAGAAGCATATCCAAAAGAGGCGATGGCACTTGAACTAGGTGGGGCGGTTGCTCCTATGCTGTTTACTGGCGGTGGCGCTGCTGTTCCAACAATGGGACGGTTAGCGGTGCGTGGCGGTTTAGAGGGTGGCGCATATGCATTTGGTACTGGTGAAGGTGGCGCAGCAGAACGTGCAGCGCGTGTACCGTCTGGTGTGGCATTTGGTGCAGGTGGCAGTGTTGTAGGCGGTAAGTTGGCCCAATACGGTATTCAGGGCGTTGAGGCGTTAGTAGATGCGGCGCGGCGCACCACAGGTCGCAAGGGCGCTTCTGTTGTAGAGAACGAGATACAACGACTTGTTGAGCAAACTGGAAAGACACCAGATGAAATTGTGCAAGATATTGTTGACGGTAAGATATTAGCTGAAAACCGCACAATTGCGGCAGCGGTAAAAGCGCTAAGAGGTCAGGGTGGCCCAGCAGCAGGTACGATCCAAACAGCATTAGAGCAAAGACCACGCAAGCTGCGTAGTGCAGCGCAAGCAGAAATTGCAAGCTACTTAGATGATGTTAGTGCTGATCCCGCAGCAACGGCAGTTCGTCGTCGCGCTACCAGTGAGGCGCAAACAGCAGCCGCAGAACGCGCAGCGTATGCTCCGTTTAAAACAGAGCCTGTGAGTAATGATGTATTTATGGAACTTGCGAGTGTTCTGGAGAATGCCCCTGATGTGGGTGAAGGTTTAAACAAGATTGCACGGAGACAAGGCGTTGCAGATTTATACACCGTTGGTGATGATGGTGTTGTAAGGTTTGCGCGTAGGCCAACCGTAGAGGAAGCTGAAAAAATCCGCAGGGTTCTTCAGCAAACTGCCCGTAAAGAAAGCAAGGCGGGTGACGTTGATCTATCTATTGCGACGACAGATATAGAAAAATCTTTACGATCTGTTTTAGACGTTGATGTTCCTGATCTAATGTCAACAAGAGCGCAAGCGGCAGCGGTACGGTCAAACCGTGATGCATTCCAAGCAGGGCGCAAGGCTTTAGCTGGTGATGTAAATGAGGTCATGGTTGATTTAGAGGACAAGTGGGCAAAAGACCCAGAAACATTGGCAAGTTTCCGTGCTGGGTTTTTAGCTGCATTGCAAGGTAAATTCACTACAGGGCAAGAGCGTACTGCTCTACGCAGAATGCTAGAAGAAGGTCAAAAAGAGGGAATGTTACTACGCGCATTGATCCCTGATCCAAAAGACCAAGCGGCTGTACTGCGGAAGTTGGACATTGCTGTAGAAAGTGAAGATGTAGCGCAGACAGTTCTACGCAATACACAAACAGCAGAAACAATCATGGCCCGACAGGCGCAGAATGCAGGCGTTACAGCGGCAGAGGGTGTAGCGGCAGCATCTGGTGATATTAACGCTTTATTGTCTGTGACACGGAAGTTTGTAGATAGTTTTAGCCGTGATCTTACGGATGCAGAACGTAACAAGATTGCGCAAATCTTAGTATCCGAAAATCCTGATCTAGTTCGTCGCGCCATAACGGATGAACGCGCGATAGCGCAGGCACAAGAGTTCATTGGTAGAATTGCACCGTTTATTACTAAATCTGGTGCAACTTTTGGAGCGCGGGAAACCGCTGGCCCAGCGTCAGGTCTTTTAGGCCCGATAACACTGGAAACATATAAAGGGGCAAGAAAGGCGCTACAATGAGACTAGAACCACTAGATCAAACACAGATTGAAAGCATTGTTTCCAAAGCAATCCAAGACGCGGTGGACTTTGTAGACAGCGAGATTGCACCACAACGGATTAAAGCCCAGCGCTACTTTGATGGTGAGGTAGACATTGGATATGAGGAAGGTCGCAGCAGAGTTGTGGCAACAAAGTGCCGTGAAGTTGTGCGCGGTCTAAAGCCAAGTATCCAGCGCATATTTCTCACCAGCGAAAAGCCTGTAGAGTTTGTGCCGCGTGGCCCAGAGGATGTTGCGATTGCAGAGCAAGCGACTAGCTACGTTTCATATAAGTTCCAGCAGCATGACGGATACCGCGTACTAAACGATGTATTCCAAGATGCGATGGTTAAGAAAGCTGGCATTGCATACGTTTACTATAATGAAGAAATGGATACAGAAATCCATACTTTTACTAATCTGACTGATGAAGAATTTGCGGTTATCATTGAAGACGATGACGTAGAGGTTCTTGAACATGAGATGCGCATGAGCATTTCAATGGATCAGATGGGAATGGAGATTGAAGTACCAGAGCATGATGTAAAGATTGCACGGTCTATTCCTCACGGTGACATTTGCATTGAGAGCGTTCCGCCAGAAGATTTCTTTGTGGATCGCAACGCGCGTGGAATTGATAACTTTTATGTCTGTGGTCACAGCACAGAAATGCGTGTGTCCGATCTCATTGCGATGGGCTTTAGCATTGAAGACTTAGCGGGATTGGATAGCACTGAATATAGTGTTGTTGACGATGAGGCTGAGTTTGAGCGCCGTGGTTACGCGGTTGATGAAGGTGAAGACGAAAACATTTCTGGCGCTTCTAAGAAAATCACAGTTACGAATGCTTACATGGAGTTGGACATTGAGGGTACGGGTATTCCGCGCATGTACCAATTTTTGTGTGCTGGGTCTACGTTTAAGCTGTTGAACTTCTACGAAGCAGATACAGCGCCTTATGCGATCTTTGAGTGCGATCCAGAGCCACACGCTTTCTTTGGTTCATCACTGGTTGATTTGGTCATGGACGATCAGGACGCGGCTACAGCGATGCTGCGCGGTGTTCTTGACAACGTGGCGCTAACGAATAACCCAGCGTTGCAGATTGTTGATGGTCAGGTTGCGATTGACGATTTGCTGAACAACGAGATTGGGCGCATTGTGCGGGTGAAAGCGCCTAACAGCGTCATGGAAATGGCAGTACCGTTCACAGCGGGTCAGACACTTCCAGCACTGCAATACTTTGACCAGTTGGTAGACAACAAGACAGGCGTTTCTAAGATGGCGCAGGGTCTTGATCCAGATGTTCTAAAGTCTTCTACAGCAACAGCGGTTGCAGCATCTATGGAAGGTCAGACAGGCCAAGCAGAGGTGATTGCGCGTAACTTTGCAGAGGGCGGTATGCGCCAGTTGTTCCGCTTGATGTTGGATTTGATGGTTAAGAACACCGACAGTGAAGAAATCATGCGCCTCAATGGTTCATTTGTGCCTGTAGACCCTAGAGCGTGGGATACAGACATGGATTTGATCGTCAACGTGGGTATCGGTACTGGACGCGAAAACGAACGCGCAGCGGCCCTACAGCAAGCCCTACAGATACAGCAAAGTATCTATCAGGCATATGGCCCCATGAATGGTGTTGTAACGCTTACCCAGATCAGAAACACCTTGGCTGATTTGTTGGCCCTTGGTGGCCTGCGTAATGCGGATCGCTACTTTATGCCAATGACACCAGAGATTGAGCAACAGATGATGATGCAGCAACAGCAGATGGCGCAGCAGCAAGCAATGATGCAAGCGCAACAGCCTGATCCGAATGCAGCATTTATGCAGACAGAGGCCATGAAAGCGCAGACACGGGCGCAGGTGGACATGAGCAAGGCTCAGATGGATTATCAGTACAAGATGCACAAGCTGGGTATGGATGACGACTTGGCGCGTGATGACATGGTTCAAGACTTGGCGGTTAAGGTTGCTGAGATACTTGGCAAGTACGGAACAGCGGTTGATGTTGCGAGTGTGAAAGCAGAGCAAGACGCGGTACGCGAACACAACGCGCAGATGATGGGAATGCAAGGTGGATATTGAGCAAAGAGCTAAACGCTCAAAATCACTGTTAGAGAATGAATGGTTCATGGAAACCATAAAAGATTTGCGGGACACCCAAATGAGGACTTTCGCAGATAGCAGCGCCCAAGAGGTGGAGAAACGTGAGGATGCTCACGCCATTTTGAGGGCATTAACAGCAATAGAGCGTCAACTACAGGCAGATGTAGATGCCTTGGCGCTAGTACAACGGAAGGGAAAGCACCGTGGAAACGACTAACCCAATCAACGGTAATGATTTAGAGGCGGTTACCGAAAACTTGATTTTAGAAACGCCTCGTAATTCTGATGACGCACCAGAGGAAGCTGTTGAGGTAACTGAGGACACTCAGCCTGAAGCGGTAGAAGCTGAAGCAGAAGATCAGGATGATGACGTATCATATGACGACACAGAGACATATGATGAGGATGTTGAGGTTGAGGAACCCGAAGTTGAAATAAGAGCCGACACGTTCACTGTTAAAGTTGATGGTGAAGAACGTCAGGTATCCTTAGACGAACTTACCCGTGGTTACTCTGGGCAAAAGTACATCCAAAAGGGTATGGCAGAGAACGCTGAAACTAAAAAGCAATTAGATCAGGTTACTCAGCAAGTCGCCCAAGAACGCCAGATGCTACAGCATTTGATTAACCAAGCCCAGCAGGGCGCTATTCCTGTTGTGCCTGAATACCCTTCTGAGGAACTAAAAGACAGTGACCCTCTTGGATTTCAGCTACAAGCAGAAGAATATCGCCGCGCCGTAGAAAAGCGTCAACAGTGGGAACAGCAAGTTTCTTACGTTACGCAGCAGCAACGCGCCCATGAGGAGCAGCAGCACAATCAGTATTTAGAGCAGCAGGCCCAGCGCCTGTCTGAATGGATGCCTGAATTTGCTGACCCTGCAAAGCGTACAGTGTTCATACAGGACATGTCTTCTAAAGCTAAAAAGCACTACGATTTGACAGATGAGCAAATCAGCACAGTGAAAACAGCAGAGGAAGTTATGATCTTGAATGATGCGCTGAAATGGCGGGAACTACAGGCTAACAAGTCCAATGCCCAGAAAAAGGCAGAGGGTGCGCGTCCAGTAGTGAAACCAGCAGCTAAGAGAGCGGCAAACGCTAGTAAGGCATCAAAGGCTAAGAAAGCATCTCAGGCTATGAAGCGGTCAGGAAGCATTGACGATATTGCTAACTGGCTAACCTCTTAACTTTTGTCTGAAGGAATAAGACAATGGCTGTTACAGCAAATACAAACGAGACATACGATGTCTCCACAATTCGCGAAGACTTAGCCCCAGCGCTGGCTTCAATTAGCCCGACTGAAACTATTTTCATGTCAACAATTGGCACACGCAACGTAGACAACACTTACTTTGAGTGGAGTGAAGTTGATCTTGCAGCGGCTGCAGCAAACCGCCAGATTGAGGGTGACGTTGGACTATCCAACACAGCACCAACAAACGCGGTTCGTAAAGGTAACTACACACAGATTTCTGCGAAAGTTGTTGAAGTATCATCAACAAACCAAGCGGTAAACGGTGTTGCAGATGCTCAAACAGTTGCGAAGCAAGTTGCTTACAAACTGTCTGAAATGAAGCGCGACATGGAAAAAATGTTGTTGGACAACGTAGCAGCGTCAGCGGGTGCATCAGGCACAGCGCGTCAAACTGCGGGTCTACCAGCGTTTTTGACAACAAACACTGCGCGTGGCACAGGCGGTGCTGACGGTACAACATCTGGTTCTGGTTCTGCTGGTTACCCAGATGCGGCAGCAACAGATGGCACACAACGTGCAATCACAGAGACAATCCTAAAGGGTGTCATTGCTGATTGTTGGGACGCAGGCGCAGAGCCAAGCGTTGTTCTATGTGGATCATCAAACAAGCAAACAATCTCTACCTTCACAGGTAACGCAACACGTTACAAAGAAGCAGAAGATAGCAAACTAAACGCAGCTATTGACGTTTACATCTCTGATTTCGGTGAACTACAGATTGTTCCAGCGCGTCATATCCGTGCGCGTGATGTGTTCGTTCTTGATCCAAACTATGCAGCGGTTGCATTCTTGCAAACAGCGAAGCAAGAGCCTCTTGCAA